GAGTAAGGCTACATATAATCGATGCTGCACACACAATACCCGTTACTACAGATATTATATTAAGAACAAAATCCATTATTCTTTCTCCGGAGTAACCGCTTCTAGTTGTTGCGCATACCAGTTAAATGCTGCCATATGTGTATCAAGTTGTTTTTGATTAGAGTTAATAACCTGAGTTATTTGAGCAATCTGTTCTCTAAGCTCGTCCATCCTGGTGTTTAACATCTCAGGATTAGGAGGAAGTTGAGCGACCTCAGTTTCCTCTACAACTTCTTTAGTGTCTGGTTCCATCTTCCTCTACCTTCCATACATTCAAATTTGCAGCGACTGTGCGCCGTTCGCCTTCACCCTCAAAAGGGTAAACCATATGTGTCAGCCAACTAGGAAACATCAAAAATTTTCCGACTTCTGGCTTAATCACAAAACTTTGTGGAGGAGCTAATCGCTCTGTATCTAATAAACTATTACGGCCATAACTAAACGCAAGGCAACCATCGGCATTACCAGAAGAGTTATATAAGCTATACTCTGGGCTTCCCGCTGTAGGTTGATCTAAGATTTGTTGGGGTACTTTTGTCCATGTGGTACAAGAGACTCCCATAATAGTTTTAGTCCCATGATCGTGGATTGGATTGTAGTCACGCTCGTAGCTGTGTACCGACCAAAGCTCATCAGTAAGAACTTCTCTTTTGCCTTGTAGTGGGTTGCCAGACTGAGCACAGAACTGTTTAACATAGTCCATTGCTAACCCTTGAATCGTCCAGTTAAAGTCTTTTAGCTCTTCACAATGGTGATCCATTGTCAACTGTTGCCCGTGACCTATCTGTCCTACTAACGTACCCGCATGACTTTTGCGGCTTTCATCTACCATTAGCCTATCAAGGTAGTCGTTAAGTGTGCCTACCATGCTTTCCGATAGTTGTGCCTCCAGCATAAATACTGCTGGCAACGTGTGAAATGAAAAGTGTTGCTCTTCCATTAGCTAGGTATCGCAAACTCGCTATTAGGAACAGGTTCTTTAGGTGGGTTGGTAATTACAGAGTCGTATTGACTAGCAAATACTTCATCCCACTTAGCTGTTGGACAAAGATCTTCTAGTTCTTTTTTAGTCCAATCGCCCTCAGCTTTTGAAGTAAAATTACTAACATCTTTTCCTTCCGAATCTTTTTCTGACGCTTCGATGGTAATTTGTTTATCATTAGTATAGTAATCATCTTTACCTTCAGTGCCTTGTTCGTATTTCATTACGAGATCCCAACGAACAACCTTGCCGCCATCATTGTATGGTTTAGCCTCTATTAATGTTTTCTTAATAGCCATTTCTAGTCTCCTTTAAGTTTTTCGACTTCAGCCGAAAGTTCTTGAATTGCCTTAACTAAAATAGGAACAAACTTATTATATTGAAGGCCATACTGTTTTCCGTCATCTGTTAGATTTGTTGTTAAGTTGGTTTTGTCTGCTATTTTATAACCCGCAGCTTCTTCAAGTTTTTCAACTTCTTGAGCTTTAAAACCAATATCTAACCAATCTTGTTTGTGAGTACCGTCTGCAACAACTTTGTCCAAATCAATTGCTTCATCATTCTTGTTGATATAGTCAGAACGCTTGTCCCATTTATAGGTGACAGGTGCTAAAGCTTTTACAAAGTCTAAACCAAGGTCTAAGGGCGTAAAATCAGTCTTATCTCTTTCATCTGAAGATATAGTCCAGTCAACTTGGATGTAAGCAGCGGTTACGTTTTCATCACCAACATAAATACCGTTACTTCCACTTGTTACATTACCGCCAGGACTTCCTGTGCGTCCAGCATCGTGTCCTAGAAACAAGGCATTTGATCCGGTGGTCATAACAAATCCTGCGCGATCTCCTAAAGCCGTGTTGGAGTTACCACCCGTTAAGACCTGTAAGGTTCCATATCCACATCCAGTATTGGTAGAACCAGTAACAGCTCCAAGCATAGTGTCCTTACCTATAGCGACGTTATGCGTTCCCGTAGTTATCCCCTGTCCTCCGTCTTTTCCAATTGCTACATTTTCATAACCTGTTGTCGAAGATGACCCAGCGTTTTTTCCAACGTATGTATTATCGTTTCCAGTAGTGTGTGCATAACCAGCGTCCTCACCAATAAATGTATTTCTAAGACCTGTTGTCAAAGCCACGCCAGCTTGCTGACCAATCGCAGTGTTTTGATAGCCTGTTGTTAGGTTTGCGAATGCATTCATGCCAACCGCAGTGTTAGAGTACCCAGTAGTTTGACTGTTCAACGCAGCGTATCCGACAGCTACATTGTCATCTGTAGTGCTTGATCCTTGTAAAGTGTTTTTTCCAACCGCCACATTGTCATCACCACTAGTAACTGCATAGCCAGCTTCGTGTCCAAGAAAAGTATTTCTACTTCCTGTAAGTGCCGTTCCAGCGTGGACTCCAAGTCCCGTGTTATAGTTGCCTGTTGTCAGCGCGTCTAAAGCAGCCTTTCCAATACCAGTGTTTTGTGTACCAGTAGTAACATTATATAAAGCACCTTCTCCAACGGCAGTGTTGTCACTTCCAGTAGTTGCTAAAGCCATTGCCAAGCGTCCAATAGCAACATTGTTAGACGCTGTAGTTTGGTCGTTAAGCGCATCGTGGCCTACAGCTACGTTATAGCCACCAGTAGTATTGTTTTGCAAAGCTCCACGACCAACAGATGTATTGCTAACACCTGTATTTTCTTTTAAGGCACTTGTTCCCACCGCAGTGTTGTTTGCTCCAGTAGTAACGTCCATTAAAGCGTTAGTGCCGACAGCCGTATTGTCTCCAGCCGTTGTGTTGCTAGATAGTGCGTTTTGACCGATTCCTACGTTTCCAGCACCGGTGGTGTTGGCCGTTAAAGCCTGAGATCCAACCGCTGTGTTGTTATCAGCGGTGGTGTTGGCTTGTAAAGCTGCATAACCCACGGCTGTATTGTCTGCCGCTGTTGAGTTTACAAATAAAGCGGTATAACCCACTGCGGTATTATTCGCACCTGTCGTATTTGCTTTTAGTGCAGCTCTACCTAATCCAGTGTTGTTATTAGCTGTGGTATTAGCTTCAAGAGCCTGATATCCCAGCGCAGTATTATCGGTTCCAGTTGTGTTGGCTTCTAACGATTCTGCTCCAACAGCCACGTTTTCATCGCCTGTGGAGTTTACCTTTAAAGCGTTCTTTCCAACCGCAGTATTGTTGCTAGCTGTCGTGTTTCCGGTTAATGCTTGTGTTCCAATAGCGGTATTGTTGCCACCAGTGGTGTTGGCATCTAGAGCATTGTAACCCATAGCTACGTTGTCTGCGCCTGTGGTGTTAGCCCCTAAAGCCTCATATCCGACTGCTGTGTTGTATGACGCTGTAGTGTTTGCGTCAAGTGCGGCATACCCAACAGCAGTGTTGTTTGCACCTGTGGTGTTGGCTTGCATGCTGGCAAATCCAACCGCTGTGTTGTTTGAAGCTGTGGTGTTAGCTACGAGCGCAAGATACCCCAAACCTGTATTATAATTTCCAGTTGTATTAGCACTTAACACACCATACCCAATCGCTGTTCCTTGAGTTC